CAAGAAATATTACAAGAATCAGGAAGGACTATATCTGACAGAGATAGAGATTTAATACGTCAAATGATGGCTAATTTAGAAAGTTTATTTACAGGAAAAGGAGAAGCACTAGATTCTCTTTCAAAAATAAGACTTAATATAAGGGCTTCTATGGAAGCAAGCGCATCAGAGATAGAAGCGTTAAATTCTAAATATAGAGATAGAATTCCTGAATTGGCTAATTATGACAAAATTTATAGTATTACTACAGATCAATCGCAGGGTTACGTTGAGAGTGATGATGCTGTTTTAAATGCAGATGAAATAGGTGTAGATTAAAATGTCTAAAAAAATTAGATTACCTAATGGACGATATATAAAAGTAAAAACTGATAACCTTCAATTAGCAAAACAAAAAGCAGCAGAATATTATAAATCTGGCGGTGAAGGATTTATAGATGTTAAAACTCAAAAACTATCTGAGGCTTACGATACAAGATTTGATTATGACACGGGAGTTGATGCACCTTGGCTAAGAACTAAATTGGGCGCTCAAGAAACTTTGCTAGGTAAAGAAAATGTAGTTAAAGAAGCTGTTGGAACAAATGGATATACCATTGATAGTTCGGGTGCCATTGCTCTTACTCCTTTAGGCTTAGAGCGGATGGGAATTACTCCGAAGTCTAATAAAAATGTTGTTATAGATGAAAGTGGTTTTTCTTTTAATGATTTTGCAGATTTTTCAGGAGTAGTCGGTCCAATAGTAGGCTCAATAGCTGGTTCTATTTTAACCAGAGGGAGAATTAAACCTAAAGTACCTGGATTAAAAACCAAAACTTTGATGGATCTAGGAAAAATATCAGTAGGTACTGGTTCTGGTGCAGTAGTTGGTAAGGCAGGTGAAGAGGCTTTAGAGTTCGTAAGTGGATTACAAGACAACACCCCAGGAGAACTTGCAGAATTAGCAGCGCAAGAATTTGCTCTTGGTGCAGGAGGTGAATTTGTTTTTGGAGTAGGTGGTAAATTACTTAAATCAACATTTGGACAAAATGCTCTTGCCGTACAAGGAACAGAAATAGGTGCCGATAAATTAAAAAGAGCAGCAGCTTTTACTAGAGGTTTAGTAGATACAGAAACAGGTAAAACTTATAAAGGTGCTGTTGCTTTAGCAGCATTAGATAGCCCTTTGATTGGAAGATTGCAACCAATATTAGAAACTATAGGTGGTTCTAAATCTAGAGTTAAAAATTTAGAAGACATGTTAATTTTTGATTTAAAAAACACATATAAAGCAACAAACGATTTGACAGAAAAATTTAACTTGTCCGTAGAAGACATAAAAACTAGTGGTTTTACAGATGCGGGAGTATCCGTAACAGCAGGAAGGGCAATTAGGGAAGCTTTAAAAAAACAACATGACGCAGCTACTGTAAGTTTAGAGGTTGCTGAAAGTAAAATTAAAGAATCAACAGATAAGATATTACAAAATATGGATGCCTTCGGAGAACCTGCCTCATCGGAAGCTGGTTTTGCCATGAGAGAATTTGCAGAACAATCTTACAGGGGTTGGAAACAAGCCTCGGATGATTTATATAACGACTTAAATAAATTTTTTGAAACAAAAGTTGATGCTCCAACTATAGAAAGTGGTTTAAAAGGAGACTATAAAACATTATTGCCTGGAGAAACTGGACAAGTAGTTGATCAACTGAAATGGATTGATAGTAGAGCTATTAGATCTTACGCTAAACAAGTAGAAGATAATGCTATTGGTAGAGGTATTGATGCAGAAGCTCCTTTATTAAAAGATTTAGAATACCTAACTAAATTGGGAGGGGATGAAAGTTTAATTTCTTTAAAAGATTTATTAAATGTAAGATCAGATTTGGCTAGCAAGGTAAGAGTCAATAGTTCTAAATATGCGGATCTTTCAGATTTAGAAAGAACACAATTTCTTACCGTAATCAACAATATGATAAAACGTTTATCAAATGGTGATGAATATGCTATTTCTAGATTAGCTGAATTAAAAGGATTATCCAACAATAGTAGTTTTGCAAGCGAAGTGACAAATGTAATGCAATCTTTTGATATAGCTAATAGGTTTTTTAGTAGAGGTTTACAAGCTTTTGATGATGTAACTTTTAAAGGAATTTTAAATGATGCAGCTTCAGGAGGTTGGGATACAGATAAACTATTGACAAAAGTTTTAGTTAAAAACAACGGAGAGAAATTAAAAAAATTCTTAGATACTCTTAATGTAGAAACAGCAGGTTTTAGAAAACAATACGATAAAAGTGGTAAATTAATTCGTTCTAGAAAACCTACACGAACTACTTTTTTAGATGAAGGAGATTTAAAAACTCTTAAAGATGCAAACATAGAATTGACTCAACCAGTTTTTAACAACACTGCGGATGTACAAAATATGTTACAAAGGGAGTTTTTAAGAGACTTGGTAAAAAAACAAAGTCAATTACAAGGTCCAATGAATTATACAAAACTTGCTAATTCAATTGATAGTTACGGCACGACTGCTGACATTTTGTTTGGAGGCCAAACAGCTAAAAAAGAATTTGTTAAAACTTTAAAAGAAACTGACCAACTTTTAAATGTAGGAACAAGAAAAGAGTTAGACGATTTAATTACAAAAACATCATCGGCTAAAGATTTACAAGATGCTCTAATATCAAAAATAACTAGGCAAACAGAAATAGATGAAATAGAAAAATTAGATGTATTTAGAAGAATACAAAGAGAAACAGTAGACCCTGAAGAAATAGTAACTAAAGTTTTTAAGTCAGCTAACGCCGAAGACATAGCAAAGGTCAAACAATTATTAGGTCCAGAGTCTACAGAGTTTAAACAATTTCAAGAAGCTTCTATGCGTAAAATTTTAGAAGACGTTGTTAGTCCTGGCGAAGATATAATTGAAAAATTAATAAATGACGGCGCATTAGTTAAAGCCTTAGACAATTATGGCTCTGAAGTTTTAAAAGAAACTTTTGGAGAGACGCAAGCAAAGAATCTTTTGCGAGCAAAAGATAATTTAAAATTTGCTATGGGAGGCGAAAGAGCGGCAGGTGGCGGTGGATTATTTACACAAGGTTTTTTGTTTAGATATATATTTGACCCAGTAAGAGCTACAGGTGTTTTTACTCCAATAAGACTAGCGGCTAATTTATTAGGTAGACCTTCAGTTGTAAAATGGTTAGCAGGAGAAACTAGCAATAAAGCTTTTGCCAAAGAAATACCCTCTCTACTTGATTCTTATGGTGTAGGCTTACCTGCTGCAAAAGTAGCTGCAAGTCAATTAGGCATTAGGGAAATAGATGATTCTTTTGAAGAAGGACAAAGATTTTTAGAAACAGATGGCATTGACCCTAGAGCGCCTTTAACTGGCGGAACAGGAACGCTTACTAGACCCCCACAAACGTCTCTAGAGTTACCTAAAATTCAAAATTTACCCACTTCCAGACAAGGACCTGTCAGCAGAAGTCTACTAGGTGGTTCACCTGCTAACGAAGATATAGCAGCCAGACGAGCTGGTGGTATTGCTGGTTTAGTTTAAGTAAGACCCAACTCTTCCCGATCAAATCCTAACGCGTGGTCTGACAAACAGACTAATTCATCTTTACTTAAATGTATGTATGGTTCTGAGTCCTCTGGTAGTTGCGGTTCTGCAATCGTACCGAAGCGTACATCGTAGACTTTATTTCTATCCCAAGTGTGTGAGTACACACTATCCGTCATAGCAAACACCAATACAAAAGGTTGGTTAGTTGCTAGAGACAAGGCAGCACCCATACGTAGTTTGGATGCGCTTAGTAATAAAGTATCGTAACGGTCTATACCAAAGCTACGACATTTAACTTCTAACCAGAAGCAAGAGTCTTTGCTCTCGCACCAATAATCTAGGCCATAGCTAACTGGTAGCTTATGACATCTTACGCCCCATAATCCTTCTATAAATCCTGCTACACGTTCTTCGCGCTTTTGATCGCTGATCGTCTCCATCTTCGGTTTCGCGTTCATAAATAACTCCTTCATATATATAGGTATACAAACGATGTAAAAGAACAAATGGCGTTGCTATCAAACTCACAATCAAAGCGATTGTAATGAGTAACAGGTAAAACCATACTTTTCCTATCTCGTATACTATTTCTGCTATATCTCTAATCATCGAAAAAATTAGGATCTATAGCGACTATTCTTTTCATTGGTCGTCCTGTTGCTTTAACTCGTACATCTTTCTCTTGTATCTCCCCAGCGTTTATCAAACGATTAATAATCTCTTTTACTTCAAAAGATTTCATTGATCTAAATAATTCTCGTCTGTCTATATCGCGACGACTGATACCCATTTCACCTTGCGTTCTAATAAAACTAAGCACTTGCTTGATACGGCTTTCCATTTCAGAACCCGCAACCTTATCTTCACACGTGGCTACCATTAACTGATCGTAGTAGTAAACGTAATCTATTGCCCACTGGGTCATCTCCCCTTTGATTACATTAGTATTTGGATTCTCTGCAACTGCACATATCAAAGCCAAACGCATCGCCTTCTCTCTAGTCCTGGACAGTAATACTTCTAGTCCGTCCTTCTCTAGCTTGTTTTGTTGGTCTACTAACTCGTGAGCCAACTTATTCAATAAGTCTTTAGATTCATCGTTAAACTTGACCACACGTTGTTTAAAATCTACTTCTGAGTTGTCTCTAGAAATCTGTTCCATTTCATTCTTGGTTTCTCTGACCTTACGTACCCATTCACATATTGCATACGAAGGCTCTGCAAATGGCACCATACGGCTTACGGTTCTAGGTAACTTAGACTCAACCACTATAAAACGATTCAGGAATCCATCTACGATACGTCCTGTTGATAGAGCGCCGTAGAAGTTTCTAGGTACAGACATACCCACCAACGTAATCGCTGGTTTGACTGTCGAACGATCTAGGGCTTCTTGTTGCTGTTTCTGAGTCAGAGTCATCATAGAGTAGTTGTCTGGCCTGATCGTACCGTGACAACGCCCCCACGTCTCCATAAGGACTTGTATAGCGTCCTCCTTGTTAGAATTGGTAGATTTAGATATAGACTCTAACCTTTTACCAAACTCATCCATAACCGTAACGTGTGTAGGTTTATGACGTAGTAAGCTGTAGACCGCACCACTAGATGTGTAACCGTCTCCCGCCATCATATCGGCAAAGCCAGCACCATCTAATATGTTTTCTATAACTGTCTTGACGTTCTCTTTACCTTGTCCTGATTTAGCAATACACATAAAGAATAAAGAGCTGAAGTTATTCATATCAGTCTTATACATTCTGCCAAGTGCAACCGAACCGAGTGCGAGTGATGATTGCATCGACAACGCGGGTTGCGGTATTTGGGCTATCTCCTCTGAGTATTCATATATGTCTTTGATGATACCTGGAGGACTGTATAGATCGGTTGGTTCCTTCACGTTGTAACTGCGTTGTATGAAAGCTGGAGCCTGTTGGTTCTTCCTTTCATGGGTCTTTAATATAGAGTTAACTGTAGTTGATATTTCCGATCTTGGTAAGGGGGGTTTATTCTGTTGATTCCAAGACTGAACAAAGAACTCAACCATTTCAATACTGACGTTTTTAGCTATCAGGTTGCCTGCAAGTCTTGCCGCATTATCGTTACGACTACCCGCTACCACTCCCTCCATAGAGAATGGTGATGTGATTGATTTCCCGTTGAGCTTGTCAACACCTGTAATCATTACCCAATGTTCTTTGGTCAGGTCTGGTAGATCACTTGTATCATGCCAGTCCCATCCATCTATAAACTTAGGTTCGTATATAGCTCCCGTTGCGTGAATGTTATACGGAGCAATAATCAATCCACCCACCCCTCTTATATCTATAAGTTTTGCGGGATCTGACGTGTCTGTTCTTCTAGCTACGTAAGTAGTGTAGTTCTCTGGGTTGTTGTAATAGTAGTGCATCCCCTTGCCTGTAACTACTTTGCAAGGAGTGTTTGGTAAATTCTTTTCTGCCCATATACAGGCTTCAGGTGTGTCTGCGTCAACCACAATGAATTTACCGCAGATTAAGGCTACGACTAAATCGTCGCGGTCCTTAAACCACCGAGTTATTTCTTCCGTCGTCGGTTGTCGCTCTTTATACTTCTGCCACCCACCAAGCTCTTTGGGTGGTACTTTATTATGTCTTAATAATGGTACTGGCGTGTAGCCACTTTCTGCATAAGCAAGAGCAAGCTCCAACGCAGAATCCTGCGCAGATGCTTTGACGTCTAACACTAATCAACCGCTTCTTCTTTGGTTTCTTCGATAGGGCCAAATATAGCTTCAAAGTCTAACTTGCCGTCAGAAGCTTTGATTATTTTTTTGGCTTGGTCTATAGAAGGTTGTCTGTTGCCATACCTCCAGGCTCTAGCTGATGCGGCTGAACAGCCAAATAATTTTGATGCTGGTTCAATCCCTACAAATTCGATGTAACTTTTAAGTGTCATTCGTTTCACTTCGCGCTCCTTATATTCTGGTTCCAGCCCTTCTTGATATAAAGTCATAAGGTCCTTCTCCGTTAGTTGTTGTTGTCGGTAAAGATAATTTATCTTCCATTGGTTCTTGTTTTTTGCTTTGTTCATTGATACTATATGTTTAATTAGGTTCTCGACACATTGTAATCGAAAACTTTTTTAATAACAACTTTTGGAGAAAGTAACATGAACGATAGCATTTTAAATCGTATCAAAACCCCAAATGAACTTGTAGAACAACAAGGCGCGAAGCTGTTAGTCTACGGTGAAAGTGGGGTGGGAAAGACAACTCTCTGTCAAACGGCACCTGGTAAAACATTGGTCGTTAGTATGGAGAGCGGTCTACTTTCTATCAAAGATGCACCCAACCTCGACGCGATTGAGGTTAAGGAAGCATCCGAGATAGAACAAATCGCTGAACTCTTAGAGAACAAAACCTTGGACTACGACACCGTCTGTTTAGATAGTGTTACAGAAATGGCTGAGATTTTGTTATCGCAAGAGAAAGCAAAAAGTAAAGATCCAAGACGTGCGTATGGTGAAGTCATCGAAGTGATGATTAAAACGATGCGTAGGTTCAGGGACCTTCCGATGCACGTAGTATTTATCGCTAAACAAAGTAGGGAACGCGATGAATCTTCAGGCATGTTTCATTATCAACCGATGATGGTTGGCGCTAAATTGCCAACGCAAATACCATACTTCTTTGATGAAGTGTTAGTCTTGCGTACCTTCGACGATGAGAATGAAGAAGGTAAAAACGTAACCTCTCGTTGGTTACAAACGAAAATTGGTCAGAACTATATAGCCAAGGATCGTTCAGGAAAGCTAGAGGGGTTTGAGTCACCTGACCTGGCTACTATTATTAATAAACTCGGATTTGCAGGAGGTGCAGCATGAGTGACTTTGACGGATTTGATTTTAATATAGAAGACGCGGGTAGCGATAATACTGCAATTCCAGCAGGTGATTATCCTTGCGTTGTAACTACGTGTGAGAAAAAGAAATCTCAAGCGGGTAACGATATGATATGGCTTGAACTAGAACTGACTGGCGATAAATACGCGGGTTGGATGGTTCGTAAACCATTTATGCTTTGGCAAGACAACCCAACTTATCTTGGGTATGCAAAAGCTGATTGGGCCAGATTATGCAAAGCTTTAGGCTTTGGTAACGAGAACCCACCTAAGAGCGCACACGATCTACACGGTAAAGCATTTATCGTATCGTTAGCCATAGAAGAGGCGGAAGCTGATTCTGACTACGGCGACAGTAATAAGATCGTTGGCTACAAACCTTTGGAAAGAGCGGCAGCTCCTAAAGCTGCTGATCTACCTCCAAGCATGGGTGAGTCAAGTGTTTCTCCTAGTGAATCGTCTGCTCCAAGCAAACCTTCACTATAATTACTACGGCTACGCTAGGAGTCGTTAAGAGCGAAAGCTCAACCTAGCAACTTTATTCAGAGTACAACTTCCAATTGGTCGCTAAGACCGACAAGAAATCATCCATAGACAGTACGGCTACCTTAGAGTGGTCCACGTCCCACCCTGTATTTATAGCCGATAAGGGAACGCAAACCCGAATAGGTCTGCGGTTAAATTTATATATCAACGCGGGTATCTTACCGTTACATGATTTGCATACTTGATCCCACCAGGCGGCTCGTAACAGGTCGCCTTCTTTATAGAACTTACACTCTACTGCAAAGTAGGGCATATCTAGATCGCACTGATCTTTCTGTTGATACTGATCTAGGTTACGTTTGGTTTGGTAATCTATACCCTCTGCTATAAAGAACTCGTTGAGGATCTTGGCTATATCACGTTCAAACGCGGCGCCTTTGTTTCTAGAATTAATCTTGGCCATCTAAATCTAGTGTAACAATATTAGGACTGTTATGAATGGTAGGCTTAGTTCCTTTTAGATACTTCTTATAAGACTCTAGGCTTGCAGACATTTTTATCCAGGCTTTATCCATTTGTTGTTCGGTTATCTTAAACACCTTGCTTGCGTAAGGTAGTTTCTTTTCTTGAGCTACAAATACAAACTCTTTGACTCGGTAGCCCGCAGCTTCCAATCCTCTTCTGTACCAAGCGGCTTGTTGGTCGTAGCCATACTTTAGTACCGACTCAAGAAAAGACTCAGGACTGCAACTGTAGGTGGTCTTGTAATCCACCGCGACAATCTCGAAGTCTTGATGTATTCCTTGCGGACTGCATATAACGTCAGGTCTACACTTACAAAGCACGTCGTCTTCATACCAGTAGAAAGAGGCTTCAGGTATCTTGTTATCACCATTCAAATACATATCGGCTTCAGGAATGATATTAGATGCCATACCTTCTATATCTAGGTAATCTCTTTCATTAATAACCACTAGGCCACGATCCTTAAAGTCTTGCTTTAAGTCTTTGCTGACCTTTGTATAGGGAGATCCAACGATCACCCCTACGTTATCGTTAAAGACTGCATCGCCCTCTACTAACATATAGTGAGCGGCAGTACCAAAGTTCATAGCGGGAGTGGTTTCGGTTTCAACCTCTATCGCGTGGACCTGGCTATCGTTAAATTTACGTACGAAGCTAGAGCTGATTCCCACGTCTGAGTGATACACCTCATTTGGTATCTCACGTATTATTATTGCATCCCCTTTCTCTATAGGGTCATATTCTAGTAATTCAGGTATCTGTTTCATTTTTTTCTCCATTAAAAGGGTACGTCATCGTCCCAATCTTTTTTTCTATACACACGTTTGGTATCGCCTTCTTTCTGTTGCAATTCAAACGCAGCTTGTTTTTTAAACATATCTACGAAAGGTGTGTCTTCTTCATATTCTAACAAAGCAGTCTGCACGATCTTGTCGCAGTTAAGAGGTTCAGGCCAATAGCCCATAAAGTTTTTAAGATCGGTTAGGTTTTCCTGTACCGATTTACGTGGTTCATAAGTTGGTTTCTGTATAGATTCCCAATACTCTTGTATGGGTTTCATATCTGCATCGTCGCCTATAAACGTCAAGTCAAACTCAGTCTTGTCGTAGGGTAGATAAATGTATGTGCCGTCCTTTTTCCTAAAAGGATAGCAACGTAAGGGCTTACCTATTGTCATTCTTTAACGCCTCCTTATAAGCCAATTCAAAGACGTGTGGATAGTGGTGTAGTACATACATCATTACTTCCGTCATTCTATTGATTGATTGAATATCTTCAAACAGTTGATTGATATGGTCTGGTTGGACTTTACCAATCTGTTCTTTTGTATCTTCCGATAGGGTCCTTTCTATTAAGGTGTTTAGTTCACTCATTACTTTCTCCAAAAAGTTAAAGTACAACTATATAAAAAAACTTTACACTTGTAAACTGATATGTTTATACTATAGGTAAATTACTTAGGAGAAAGTGAAATGGCTAAAATTATTATTGATAAACGAACTAAAGAGTGTGCGTTTATTGAAGTAGGAAATTACACAGTATACGTTGACGATTCAACAGAAGAACAAATAATAGAAGTTTCTAAAGACGGTAAAACTTTATACGATTCATTGAAGACAGCAGATGAGTAGTTCATACAAACCAAAAGAATACGTAGGCTATCAAGAGATACTAGATAACGTTAGATCTATAGTTAAGCGTATCGCACCTGGATGGGCGGCCTCATCTATCGTTCAAGAGATAGATAACCTGGAGACTACAATAGATGAAATGTATGCGGGTCGTCAGGATCAAGCAGAAGAGATGATGCGAGATGACTTTGAATAAGTTCTACATCAAGAGCGAACATCATACGGAAGATGTAGCGTACCGATTTAATCCTAACGTGTGGCATGAGGTCACTAATTGGAAGACTTATAAAGTTAAAGTAACGGACATACAAATAGTGTCAGACTTGCCAAAGGACGTTAAAATGTTGATAAGGCGA